TCGCGTCAGGGCGCGCGGTCCCCTCACGGAAACGGGCGGCCGTCCCCGAGGCCGCCGCCGCACCTGAAGGCGTTCTACTTCATGACCTTCCTCAACCTGTTCCTCGTGGTCGCCGTGCTGCTGGTCATCGCCATGTGGCGCTGGTGGTGACCGCCCGGCATCGTCTCTTACTCCGGTGGCATCATAAGATACCGGCGAAACCGTTTTGGGGGGGAGTGCATGGGCAGTTCGTTTTCCGATCAACTGAAGAGCGGGGAGTTCAAGCCGCCGGCGGGGGATCTGGTCGGGTTCCGGATGGTGTCGTTCGCAAACGGGGAGGCGCGCTTCGAGATGGACGCGGGGCGGCGGCATCACAACCCGATGGGAACGGTCCACGGCGGGATCCTGTGCACGCTGGCGGACTCGGCGATGGGGATGGCGTTCGCCTCCACCCTCGGGGAGGGGGAGACGTTCACCACCCTCGAGATCAAGGTCAACTACCTCCGTCCCGTCTTCGAGGAGAAGCTGTTCGCCAGCGCGAAGGTCGTCCACCGCGGCCGCACGGTGGGGCTGCTGGAGTGCGATGTCACGACGGAAAACGGGAAACTCGTCGCCCGGGCCGTCTCCACCTGCTCTGTCCTCCGGGGGGAGGAAGCGGAGGGGAGGTAAGCGATGGACGACTTTGCAGCCCTCGTCGCCCGGTGCGGGGGTTGCCCTGGGATTCGCCTTCGGGGAGGAGATCGCGGAGACTGCCCGTGGGTTCCAGGGGATGATGGGGTGGTTGCTCCTCTCGGGGCTCGCCGCCACCGTCGCGTGGAGGATCGCCTACCGGTTCTTGCTGGTGAAGCGGTACGGCGGTAACCGGGTCGACACGGACGAGGTGCACCGGCGGATGCGTGAAGGAGAGGACCTCCTCGTCATCGACCTGCGACGCGACGACGATTTCGACGCCTCGGAACGAATGATCGCCGGGGCGGCGCGGTTGCGGCCCGCGTCGTTCCACAGGCACGCCATGCACCTCCCGCGGGACCGCGACCTGGTGTTCTACTGCACCTGACCGGGTGAGGCCACCAGCGCCAGTCTGGCGCGGATCCTCATCCAGCGGGGGTACGACCGGGTGGGAGTGCTCCACGGCGGGTTCGACGAATGGGTCCGGCGGGACCTTCCCACGCAGCCCAAGACGGAGGAGGTCCGCCTGCACGAAGATGGAGTCTCTCCGGAGGATCCGCTCGTTTCAAACAGTTCCGCTTGACGGAATCCAGGGCCAGGATTATATTTTCATGTCTGCCGTATCACGTTCCCTGGTAGCTCAACCGGCAGAGCGGGTGGCTGTTAACCACTAGGTTGCAGGTTCGAGTCCTGCCCAGGGAGCCAGATGTTACAGTCTGCGAACCGTCGTGTATTTGGTAACCCATACCAAACCTCGATGGTTTGACGACTATGGATAAGCACCTTCTTCACCAGCCGGTGGAGGAGGTGCTTCTTTTTTGGGTTGGGCCCTTCGGCCATCACCTTCTCGAAGTTGTCCACGATGGATGTGAGCATCTCCCGGTCGATGGCCGGCAGCTCCAGCCGCTCCCGCCTGGCCTCCAGCCCTCGCTTTTCACCCTCCAACTCCTCCATCCGGGTGCGTAGGTTCCGGACCTTCTCGTTGCAGAGTTCCGCCTTCAGCGTCCCGGCTTCGAAGGCCTCGAAGTACCGGTCGATGGCCCCCTGGGTCTTGGTCATCTGCCCCTCGATCCGGGCGATTTCCTTCTCCAGGTCCGGCTTCTCGGCCCCGAGCCGTTTATTTGCTTCCTCCCAGATCCGAGCCATGAACGGCTCGTCCCGGAACATGTTCTTGACGTCCTCGATGATTGCCATTTCGAGGAGTTCGGCCCGCACGTAGTCTTGCTCGCAATCGTGGTCATTGAAGCGTTTCGAGCAGACGTAATACGGGACGCGGACGCCTTTCTTGGTTCCTGAGGCCCCGAACATATTGCTCTTGCACTTGGCGCATTTGATGATCCCGGTGAGGAGCCGCTCGTCGCCGTTGTGGAACTGACGACCCTTTGACTCCTCGTGACGTGCCTCGAGGACCTCCTTGGCCTTCTCGAAGATGATGTCGGACACGAGAGGGTCGTGATGCCCCTCGTATAGAACCTCTCGCCAGCGTATCTTTCCCACGTAGACCGGATTCCTTAGCATGTGGAGGACGACGCGCCGGCCCCACTTCCGGCCGTTCCGGTTGCGGTTGCCGGCCTCATTGATTTGCTTGCAGATCGCAGACGAGCCTTCCTTCCCGAACGTATACATCTGGAACATCTTCCGGACGATGAGCGCCTCGTCCTCGTTGATAACCAGGCCCTTCTCCGGGTCGAGCAAGAAACCGTAGGGAACGTTCCCGCCCACGAATTTGCCGGTCTTGGCCTTCTTTTCCATCCCGACCTTCGTCCGCTCGACGATGGTGGCATGTTCGAACTCGGCGAAGACGCCCAGCATCTGGAGCATCATCTTTCCGGCGGCGTTGGCGGTATCGAACGGCTCGGTGATGCTTTTCAGCGCGACCCCGTTCTTTGTGAGCTCGTCCACCATTTGGGCAAGCTCGCGAACCTTGCGGGATAGGCGGTCCACCCGGAATACGAGGAGGGTGTCGAAGGCCCGGGCTCCGACGTCGAAGAGCATCTCTTCGAGCCCGGGCCGGTTCATGTGGGTTCCGGATTCGGTGTCCCGGTAGAGCTTGTGGAGCCGCCAGTCGTCCCCGTACTGCGCCTTGCAGAAGGCCTCCAGCCGTTCCGACTGGGCTCCGAGGGAATATTTCTGGTGGTCCTCGTCGGTCGAGATGCGGGTGTAGAAGGCGACTCGGGTCACCTGGCCGTTCCCGCCGGCATTTTGCGTCTTGGCCACGGTGGCTCCTAGTTGCCCACTTTGCGCAGCATGTTGAGCTTCTTCAGGCCGTTGCCGGGGACCTCGTAGCTCCAGAAGGTCCACCCGTCCACCTCGCGGCCTGTGACCTCTTTCCCGGCGCGGGAAGGGCTGTTGAAGGTCTTGCCGTTGACCGTGATCGTCCCGTCCTCGTTGACCTTCGCCTTGAGCTCGGTCCCCTTGTACGTGACCACCAGTTCCTTGGGGGCTACCTTGAGGGAGGCCAGCGCGGGGGTGCGCTTGCCGGCCTTCTTCTCAACCGGCGTCTTCGTGGCGGTTTTCGCCTTCTTGCCAGTCCCCTTTTTCGCCGTCTTCGGTTTTGTTTCCGGCATCACCCAGGTCTTTCCGTCTGCGCTCTTGCTGGTCTTCTGTTCCGTGGCGTTCTTTTTCTTCGTCATGGCGTTACACCTCCTTTCCTTCTTTGCGCTGCATCTTCCAGATCTTCGCGAGCATCACCGCGTGGTCCATCGACCGGGTAAAGTTCTCCGCCGTCCGGATCTCGTCGAGCGTCCCGTCCGTTCCGCCTGCGCCCCAAGAAACCCGAACCTCCCAGCTCTCCACCCTCATACGGGTTTCGGAGTCGTAGGAGCGATCGATCCGCTCCCGGACCTCGATCGTCCCCGACCAGAATCCGCGGGGCCTGATCTCCGCGTACCGGAGCCCGTCGTCGTAGGTCTGAACCTTGATCATGAAGAGTCCGTGGTCCACACCACCCGCCTCGGGAGCGAGGTACCACCAGCACCGGGAGCACATTCCGTTCTCCGGGTTGTAGTCCTTCTCCTTCTCCGTTGCCCCGCACACCGGGCAGGTCACCGTCGGTTCCGCGGCCATCGTCATCCTCCTCATCGCTGTGGCGTTTCTCATGGCAATCCCTCCTTCGTCCGTTAGTTGATTCCGTGGATCTGCCGCGCCATCTTGAACCCGACCCACTCCCCGTGGAGCCCAAGTCCTCGGGCCGCCAGTTCTTCCTTGGCGATGCGGTTGAGGTCGACCTCGCCCCGGGCAACCGCTGCCAGGACTTTCGCGTCGGCGATCTGGATGAACCCGATCTCGTCTACCGAAAACGGCCCCGCGGAGTATCCGGCCTTCTTTTCCATCTTCTTGGCACCTCCTAACATGTTGTATTTCATCGTTTTTCTCCTTTTTACAGTGACACTCCTACCTCGGGGGGCACCCCGAATCAAGGCAAATAGTTGATTTGAAAGAGGCAATCCATGGGCCTCCTAAAGGTAAAAAGGCTACCCTGGGTAGCCGAAGGGGACAGAACTCAAAAGCTTTTGAAATATTTGAGGAATACTTGGGATGAAGAGGAGATCTTGACGCCTAACTCATGTTAGGCATAATGTTGGGTCTTGTCTCCGGACCGGAGGCGGTACGGATTGCGGTCGCCAAGAGGGGACAATTCGCCTGGGTAGGAGAGATGGGGAATATGCCCAATACAGAGAACCTAACCCAGCGTCAGCGGGAAACGCTTGAATGGGTGAAGGATTTCATCCGCGAGAACGAGATGCCACCGACTGTTCGGGAGATCGGAGCAGCATTCGGGATCAAGAGTTCCAGCGTTTTCGATTTGCTCACTGTGCTCGAGCGGAAGGGATACCTGCGGCGTGGTGACCGGGGCGCGCGATCTCTGATCGTCGAAGGTCTGGCTAGCGCCCGAAACGAAATTTCGGAGGTACCAGTTGTCGGGAGCATCGCCGCCGGTCGACCCATCGAGGCTATTGAGGATGACCGTGGGTCGATTGCCGTCAGCAGAGATTTGACCCGAGGTCGTAAGACATATGCCCTGAAGGTGGAAGGCGAAAGCATGGTGGACGCCGGCATCCTGGATGGCGACTACGTGATCGTGCGAAAACAGGAGACCGCTGACGATGGGGATATCGTGGTGGCGCTCATTGGGGAAGAGGTAACCCTTAAGCGATTTTATCGGGAGAAGAACGGTGTCCGCCTCGACCCAGCTAATCAAAACATGTCGTCGATAATAATTTCGGCTGGAGATTTCAGGATCCAGGGGTTGGTAGTCGGTGTGATGCGAATGTTGGTCAACCGTAAGGAAAAAAGGAAATAGCCAATGGGCAAACACCGGACCTTCAACGCGGATCGCTTCTTGGACAAATTCCAGGGAAAGGAGCCAATCCTACGCGGCTATGTCGGAATGTGGGAAGGACGCCTGGAACTAGACATTGCGAATCTGAACATTCCAAGGTTCAAGGAGTTCCTAGTCAACGGCGAAGGTGACGGGAAGGGTGAACTGCTCGATGGGCTCTATCGGGCCTACGATCTCTGCACGGAACGCGGCCACGAAGATCTCCTTGCCGCATGTAGGGGATGGGGGAATGATCCCGATCCCGAAGAAGAACTCCCCGTGGAGTGCCTGAGCCTGAAGGTTCGGACCGAGGACGAGGATGCCTTCAGCTTTGCCTATGACAGGAACACATTATGGCGGGCTGAGAGTTTCTCCCTCTTCCGGGGGAAGGAGCCCAAGGCCATCGCCGATGTTCCGGCTGCCGCATCGCGGTTTCAGGAGAAGCTAGCGGAGGTTTTCAAGGAGGATAAGAATAGCGACCGCGTTCTGGTTCGCCAATATCGTGAGGGGCCGTATACCAACTTCATCGTGTACCACGAGAAGCGCACCAAGGCTGAGCTGATCTTCAAGGGCACCAAAACACGCCCCAAGATTTCGCCGACCATCCTTCGCCCAGCCCAACAGGATTTCATCAGCTACAACAACGAATCGGGCCAGATCGAGATCGAGGCCCGGTTTGAAAAAGATGAAGCCATTCTGCGAAAGAAATTCGCGGAGTGCTGTCTTGAGGACTTAGACTTCTTCGAAGGGGGGGAAGCGGGGAAACGTCTCGACTTAGCGAGGATTGGCGAAGAGGATTTCGACATGCCGGTGGACGAAGGGCATTCCGCTGTGTTGGTTGATCTCCAATTCAAGATGAAGCAGTTGCATGCGCCGTCTGTCGCCATCCGCTCCAAGAACGTGCTGGATACGTTGGATAGAAACAACCTGCGCAATCAACTCGCCGGAAGTTCAATCTGCAAGGCCGTTTTCAAAATAGGTTTTCCTGACGATCGCCGGGGGAAGCGCGTCGATCTTTCGGGCACGAACAAGATCAAGTTTAAACGGGCGACCCACGCTGAAGATGTTTTTAGGTATTTACGAAATTGGGGAGTGGCCATTGGCTGACTCCCTCCTTGGTTTTATTCTGACTCGGCTTGATCAGATTGAATCCCCCGTGTTTCTCCATAGGGAACTGGAGAGGTTTCCCGCCGAGGACCTGAAGGCGCTTTTATCCGAAGGTCTCCTGCGGGAGACGTCGAGGGCGACCGAGATCCCTCGTCCCGCACATCTCCCCGCGGGCGGAGATCTTATCGTGCGACAGACGGAAAAGGGCCTATTCGGCGTGGCGGATGAGGACGACTACTTTGATCCCATCCCCCTCGTCGAGGATGATGTCCGCCAATACGAGGTAATAATCTCTAAGGTCATCGAGCGCATTCGTCGAGAAAACGACCTAGTAGGCGTGCCGGTCGCAAACGGGAGAAAACTATTCCTGGTTGGTGAACGCCTTCTACAGGGCCATGATCGAGCCGATGTTTACCTGTCCCTTATCAATGACGATCCGTCTGAATTCTTGTTGATCTGTAAGAAGGTCCAGCCCACAAATCCACGGCCGGTGGTGATGCTCGTCCCGAGGCCGATCCCCTTCTCCGTGGAAAATGTTCAGCTAATCAGAAGTTGGGGGATATATATCGTTCCTCTAATACCAGATCTGGGCGGCAAGCACTGGGAACTGCCGTGGAGCCAGATCTTACGAAAACCCATCGAGGGTGGAATGGCGGAAGTCACGCCTGAAAACATATATTGCCGTGTTATCAGCAAGGATGGAACGCAGTCTCTGGACAAATCCCGATACCAAGCGCTCTTAAAGACTAGGAACAAATACGACATGTTCATCGACGGGATGACCCGGGAAACAAGTTGTCGAGACGGTAAGGGACACTCGCAGGCGGCGAAGCTTACACCCAAGGAACTGGGCATCGTGGTCGATGTCATCATGGCGGGCAAGCCGATGCGACCGTATAACACCAAGACGGGTAATAACTGCTCAAGCAGCAGCTCCGCCTGCAGATTGTTCGTGGAAGCCCGTAAAAAGGTCGACGTGAAACTCGGGCGCTACAGATATCGTGCCTTTCGTCTTCATAAGGATGCCAGCGACTCGAAGCTCAACGCCCACGAGTTCACGCCGCCGGATGGTTTTTTGTACTGCTTGATTCTTCCCGCCTGACGGGGTCTTTCCTACTTCTTCCGCTTCGCTCCCTTCTCGCTCGCATCTCGCTCCGTCTTCGCACCCGATCCGGATGATGGAAATCATGGCGGCCTGAAAAGGTCTTCTGATTTTCTCGCGGAAAGGAGATGACGGCATGGCGAAAGAATGGCGCTGTAAAAAGTGCGACACCCTTCTTGGCGTCGAAATCGGCGCGCGTTTGCACCTGCGCTACAAGCAGGTGCAATACGTCGTGGATGGAGGCGACTACAACGTGATCGCTGTCTGTCGGAACTGCTTCTCGGTGAACGATCGAAAAGGTGAGGAGGAACCGCCCCCATCCGTAGCTGCGAACGGGTAGCAACCCAATTCGAAACAACCTCGAGGTGCTTGACGCCCTGATTGGCCCATAAGAGGCGCCAGACGCCCGGCCGGAAAGGCCAGGCGTCATGGTTTGCCCCTCTAGGAGGGAAGACCGCGAACGATTTGAGCAGGAAATCCATTCCAGTGAGTACAAGAAGCTGTTGCGGGCTCTTCAGCGCGAAAGTCCGTTTTTCCGCCGGTTTGTTACGTGGAAGGATGTCGTCGCGTTTATGTGGGCAGGACCGTCAACTGACCCTAAGAAGGATGAAATCCTCCGTTCCATTTTCAATGCATACACAAAGGACCAGGATGCGCGCTGGCACATGATCATCTTGGTAATGTTCCTGCCTGGCTTGGAAAATCTCCACGGACAGAAGCATCGCTGGGACCCCGATCCGGAGGAACTCTGGTCCAACATTCTATGGACCGCCCTCGAGGTTCTTTCCCGGATCGATATCAATCGCCGTCCAGACAGACTGGCCCAGAAAATCTACAACGACACCTTTCACCGCCTATACGAAAGGTATCTCGACATCTGGGAACGCTTGGGCCGCGAGAAGCCCGTTGATTGGGATGAACTCGTGGCGCTGGCTGACATGAAGGAGGCGAAGGCACATGCCGGCAAATTCGACTGCATCAACTTTTTCACTCATGGATTTCGGGAGGAGAAGGAAAACGAGGTCCGGCAGCTACACGGGCATATGGAGGCAGGTCGGATAACCGAGGCCGACTTTCTGCTGCTTGTTGGCACGAAGGTTTATGGAAATTCCATCGCCGAATACGCCCAAAAGGTGGGGCTTTCCTACCAAGCCGCCAAGAAACGCCGGCAGCGAGCCGAGGCCGTTATCTACTCGTTTTCAGAGAAGAAACGTTGACCCCCAAGGCAGTGTGTCCCCATCAATGGCCTCCCTACCCCTTTTCACTTTTAGAGGGGACTGAAAAGACGAACGAGGGAGGTGAGGGACCCATGATCACGAAAGCGGAAGCGAAAGAACTGATCAACGACCTGTTCGAGGAGGAGGCCCTTCTCATCGGGGGGTTGGCGGCCGTCCACAAAATGGAGGACGACCTTGTCTGGCGGCTCGTCCGGAACCTCGATGTGATTCGCCAGAAAGTCCTGCGTCGCCTTGATGACAAGGCCCCGGAGGAGGGGGAGGTGGGACCGCCGAGGAGGCCGAACCTCAAACCTCACCCGGCGATCGAGGATTTTCTCCTGTCGTTGAGGAGGGGGTAGCCGATGGCGGAGATGGGGTCCATCGAGTTGAAGCGCCACTACCGCGAGCTTTCCCCGAAGGAAATCGACGAATTGGTCTCTGCCGTGGCGGACCTGATCGTGGACTTTCTCAAGAAAAGGTGTGATCCCGTGCAATCGGACAAACCCAAGCCGGAGCAGGAGGTCCTGGCATGACCCTACCAACCGTATTTAAGAGACGCCGCAGCGACTCCGAGGCCCTCGTGGACGACCTGTCGTTTCTGATCCAAGAACCGGCTGATGTCTACCACGCCCAAAGGACCAGGTACCTGTCCAGCCACCAATTGGCGGAGTTCCGCCGCAACCCGCTGTTGTTCCACAAGAAGGAGCAGGAACTGGTGACGGACGAGGACCGGCCTGCGTTTCTCCTCGGCCGGGCCGCGCACACGCGCACCCTCGAGGGGCGGGAAGCCTACGAGCGTGAGTACGCCTTCGGAGGGCCCGTCAATCCGAAGACCGGCGAGCCCTTCGGCAGCCGCACGAAGGCCTTCCTGGAGTGGGCCGACGCTCAAGGCAAACCGGTCTTAACCGATGATCAGGTGGCGCTAATCGAGAACTTAAACACTGCCGTCCACGCCCACGAGCACGCCGCGGCGCTCCTGGCCGACGGTGTCGCCGAAGGGGTAATCCGCACGGACTATTGCGGGGTGCCGTGTCAGGCGAGGTTCGACTGGCTGAACCCACTGCGCGGGATCGTCGACCTCAAGACCTGCGACAGCATCGACTATCTCCAACTCGACGCACGCTCCTACGGATATGCACATCAGATGGCGTTCTACCGGTCTCTTCTGACCTGCGTCTCCGAAACGGTCGTGCCCGCCTACCTCATCGCCGTTGAAAAACGCGAGCCATTCCGGTGCGGCGTCTGGCGGATGGGAGAGGACGTCCTCGGGATCGCGCAGAAGGAGAACGAGGAGGGGATTGCCCGCCTCAAGGAGTGTCGGGCGAACGACCGGTGGCTGACTGGATACGAGGACATACGTGTCTTCGACTGGATCTAACCCACTTTTCAGAAGAAGGAGGTGTGTCAGATGACGTTGCTGGAACAGGTTATGAGCGGGAAAACCCCCGCGCCGAGACGGGTAATGCTCTACGGGGTGCAGGGTGTGGGGAAAAGCACGTGGGCCGCGTGTGCCCCCAAGCCGATCTTTCTCCAGACGGAGGACGGGCTGGGGGAAATCGACTGCGACAAGCTCCCCCTTTCCACGACGTATGACGGGTCGATGAAGGCCTTGTCGGCGCTCTACACCGAACCGCACTCCTACCAGACGGTCGTGGTGGATTCCCTCGACTGGCTGGAGCGCCTGATCTGGGTGGAGGTCTGTCGGAAGCGGAACGTCGAGAGCATCGAGGACATCGGCTACGCGAAGGGTTACATCTTCGCCCTCACGCAATGGCGCGAGTTCCTCGAAGGACTGACCGCACTGCGTAACGACAAGGGGATGGCGGTCGTATTGATCGCCCACGCGAAGATCGAGCGGTTTGAAAACCCCGAGACAGAGTCGTACGACCGGTTCGTGCCGCGCCTGCACAAGCTCGCTGCAGCGGTGGTGCAGGAATGGTGCGACGAGGTCTTCTTCGCCAGTTACAAGGTCTACACCAAGCAGACGGAAGAGGGATTCAACCGCAAGCGCGCCCAGGGTATCGGCACCGGCGAACGGATCATCCGCACGCAGGAGCGCCCTGCCCACGTGGCGAAGAATCGCCTGAACCTCCCCGAAGAACTGCAACTCGACTGGAACGCCTACGCCCAATATCTGACCCAAGGAGGGAAGTGATCATGGCAAATCTGAACGGTTTCAACGCAGCCAACGTCGACCCCGCAACCGACTTCGAACCAATCCCGGCGGGGAAATATCTCGCCATCATCTCGAACTCGGAGATGAAGCCGACCAAGAGCGGGAGCGGCACCTATCTGGAGCTGACCTTCCAGGTGATCGAGGGGCAATACAAGAACCGCCTACTCTGGTCGCGGCTCAACCTGAGCAATCCCAATAATCTGGCGGTGCAAATCGCGCAGGGGGAACTCTCCGCCATCTGCCGGGCGGTGGGCGTGATGCAACCCAAGGACTCCGTCGAGCTCCACAACATCCCGTTGCAAATCACCGTCAAGGTCAAGAAGCGCGAGGATTCAGGCGACCTGGTGAACGAGATCAAGGGGTACGCCAAGAAGGAAGCGGCCACGGGTCTGCCCCAGCAGGAGACGTCGAGCACCCCTCCCTGGTCCCGTAAATGATCGAGTTGGAACTGCCTTTCCCTCCGTCGGTAAACCACTACTACCGGCGGGTGGGGCCGAGGACTCTCATCAGCCGCGAGGGGCGCAGGTTTCGGGAAAAGGTCTGTGCGCTCCTCGCGGGGATGGGGGTCGGGCGTTTAATTGGGCCACTCCAGGTCGAGATCGAGGTCTACCCCCCGGACCGCCGGCGCAGAGACATCGACAATTTGCAAAAGGGTCTCCTTGACGCGCTCGAGCACGGCGGCGCGTACCGGGACGACAGCCAGATCGTGAAGCTAACAATCGAGAAGCGCGAGTGTGTCCCCGCTGGCCGAACGATCGTGCGAATTAGGGAGATATGAATGCTCGAGCTTCGACCCTATCAACACGAGGCGGTGGATGCGATCTACCGCCACCTGCGGGAGCGAGACGACAACCCGTGCGTCGTCTTGCCCACAGGATCGGGGAAAACGTACGTCATGGCCACGGTTTGCCGGGACGCCGTGGGGCGGTGGGACGGGCGTGTGCTGATCCTCGCCCACGTAAAGGAGTTGCTCGAGCAAACGAAAGACAAGATCTACCGGGTCGCCCCGGAGATGGGATTAAAGACCGGCGTCTACTCCGCGGGCTTAAAGAGCCGCGACACCGGGTATCCGATCACGATCGCCGGCATTCAGAGTGTCTACAAGCGCGCCTGCGAATTTGATCCATTCGACCTTGTCGTCATCGACGAAGGGCACATGATCCCGCCGGATGGTGAGGGGATGTACCGGACCTTTCTGGAAGACGCCCGGAAGGTCAATCCAAACCTGCGGGTGATCGGGCTCACCGCGACGCCCTTCCGAATGAAGAGCGGGATGATCTGCGCGCCGGGAAACGTCCTGAACCGCGTCTGTTACGAGATCGGTGTGAAGGAACTGATCGTCCAGGGATATCTGTGCCCGCTCATCACCAAGGCAAGCCGGGAGAAGGTCGACACGTCAGGCCTCCACGTCCGTGCCGGGGAGTTCGTGGCGGACGAGGTCGAAGACCTGATGAATACCGACGATCGGGTCGAGTCGGCCTGTGGTGAGATCGTCGAGCAGACCGCCAAGCGCCAGTCGGTGCTCATCTTTGCCTCGGGGGTTCCGCACGGACAGCACATTGCCGAAGTGATGCGGGAGATCTCTGGTGCAGAGGTCGGCGCGGTCTTCGGCGACACGCCCGACTTGGATCGCGACCGTGTGCTGTCGGACTTCAAGGCCGGGAAGATCAAGTACCTCGTCAATGTGAACGTGCTGACTACGGGGTTCGACGCCCCCAACATCGACTGCGTGGCGATGATCCGGCCGACGCTCTCCCCCGGGCTCTATTTTCAAATGGTTGGTCGTGGATTCCGGCTTAACCCCGGGAAGGATAACTGCCTGGTGCTCGATTTCGGGGGGAACGTGCTGCGGCACGGGCCGGTGGACGACCTCCGCATCCATGAGCGGGACCAGCGGGGGAGCGGAGAAGCTCCCGCGAAGGAGTGCCCGGAGTGCCGAAGTTTGATCGCGGCGGGATATTCGGTGTGCCCTGACTGCGGGTACGAGTTCCCCCAAAAGGAAAGACGCAATCACGACGCGACTGCATCGTCAGAGGGGATTCTCTCCGGTCAGGTGATGACTACCGAATACCCGGTGCAGGAGGTCCGATACTCCGTTCACCACAAGCGGGGAGCGCCGGAGAACTCGCCGAGGACGATGCGGGTGGAGTATCGGCTGGGCTTCAAACAGTACCAATCGGAGTGGATCTGCTTCGAGCATACGGGATGGGCGAGGAAGAGGGCGGAAAGCTGGTGGCGCAAGCGTTCCCATGCTCTCGTCCCAGAGTCGATTGAGGAGGCAGTGGGGCTTGCCGAGGCCGGGGCGCTTTGTCCAACAAAATCGATCACAGTCCGCAGCGTCACCGGCGAGGAGCACGCCAGCATCATCGGATACGAGTTGGGGGAGAAGCCCCCCTGGCGCGAGCCGGGCTGGGATGAGGACGAATCGGGTCAGCTCGAACCGAACCATGCCCATGCAGGCCCCGTAGCCGCTGTGGCGGCAGGAAGTGAGGACATCCCCTATTGATGCCGATCACGACGGAGCATCTGGTAAATGCTGCGCTGCGGTACGCCGAGCTGGGCTACCCGGTCTTCCCCTGCGCGCCCGGAGGCAAGGTCCCCTTCACCCCGCACGGGTTCAAGGACGCCACTACCGACGCTGCGCAGATCGAGGCGTGGTGGGAGAAGACGCCGGACGCCAACATCGGCGTCCCCACGGCTGGCCTCCTCGTCGTTGACGTGGATGATCCGGACAACCCCTGGCCGGCCGATCCCACCTTTGCTGAGGACCTGGCGGGCAGCCCTATATCGCTTACCCCGCGCGGGGGTCGGCACCACATCTTTCGGCAGCCGATGGGCAAGGCATGGAAGAACACCGCGGGGCGAATCGCGCCGAAGGTCGACACCCGAGCAGATGGTGGCTACATCGTCGTGCCCCCCTCGGTCGTGGATGGAAAGATGTACCAGTGGGCGGAGACCTTTGAACTGGACGTTTCTCCTGATCAACTCCCGGAACCGCCCGGGTGGCTTACGGATCTGCTCGATAGCCCGGGCGACCTGTTCACGCGGGGGAATACCGGCGTCGCAGGAGATAGGCAGATCCCGCCCACGGTCGCGCAAGGTTCGCCCAAGGGCCCGGATTCCCCCCCGGATGGCAATCTAATCCCATCGGGCACAAGGAACGCGACCCTGGCGCGTCTGGGGGGAACCATGCGCCGGGTGGGGATGACACAGGACGAAATCTTCGCCGCCCTGGCGCAGGCAAATGAGGACCGGTGCAGGCCTACGCTTCCGATGCGCGAGGTCGAGAAGATCGCAGCCAGCATCTGCCGGTACGAGCCGAACCAGGTCGCCGTTGCCGTGGCCGAGAACCACTGGGAGCAGAACCAGCAACCCGAGCCGTCGACCGACGGCAACGCCCCGTCACTCCCCGACCCTGGACCGCTTCCTGAAGAACTCTTGCGCGTACCAGGATTTGTATCCGAGGTCATGGACCACTGTTTGGCAGTTGCCCCGTACCCGAACGTGGTGATGGCTTTCTGCGGAGCGCTTGCGCTCCAGGCGGTGCTCGCCGGGCGCAAGGTCCGCGATCCGGGAGACAACCGGACGAATCTCTACCTCCTGGGTCTCGCGCATTCTTCCGCGGGCAAGGACCTGCCGCGCAAGGTCAACACCGAGATCCTGCACTCCATCGGTCTGTCGAGTCAGGTCGGTGGGCGGTTCGCCTCCGGAGAGGGGGTCCAGGATGCACTGTTCATGGAGCCGAGCATGTTGTTCCAGACCGACGAGATCGACGGGATGCTCCAGTCGATCAACAAGTCCAAGGACGCCCGGCACGAAAGCATCATGAATACGTTATTGACGATGTACTCGTCGGCGAACTCGGTGTTCCCCATGCGGCGCAAGGCTGGCAAGGATGCACCGGGAACCATCAACCAGCCCCATCTCGTCGTCTTCGGCACGGCGATCCCGAACCACTACTACGAGGCGCTCTCGGAGCGGATGCTCACTAACGGTTTCTTCGCCAGGATGATCATCCTCGAATGCGGCAAACGCTCTCCGGGTCAGGAGCCGAGCATCCGGTCACTGCCGGCGCGTGTGTTGGAGGTTGCCAAGTGGTGGGCGGATTTTCGACCTGGTACGGGGAACCTTCAGAACTGGCACCCCGTCCCGCGGGTCGTTCTACATACGGATGAGGCCAAGATGATCCTGATCGAAACCCGCCTCGAGGCGGAGGAGGAGTACGACAGGGCGGAAAGCGCAAGAGACGCAGTCGGGACGACGGTGTGGGGTCGGGTGAGCGAACACGTCCGCAAGCTGGCCCTGCTCTATGCCGTGAGTGAGAACCACGAACAACCGGAGATCGGCAGGGCGGCTGCCGAGTGGGCAAAGCGGTTTGTCATCCACCAGACGCGGCGGATGCTCTTCATGGCGCAGGCCTACGTCGCAGACAACCCCTTCCACGCCGAGTGCCTTAAATTCCTGCAGAAATTGCGCGAGGCCCCTGGAGGGGAGCTCTCTCATAGCGTCTTGCTCAAGCGGATGAAGATCGGTTCCAGGGACTTCCTCGCTCTAGTGGACACGCTCGAGCAGAGCGGAGACATCGTGATCCGGAAGCAGTCCACCTCTGGCAGAGCGGGCCGCTTCTACCGGCTTGCCGACTTGCCCCTCTTGGATTAAGGCCGTGAGCGCCGAGCAAGGGGTGAAAGATGTGGCTGGGAAAAAGGCGAGGGGTGAAAGAAGTCGGATGAAAAGACTGGCTCGGGGGGTGAAAGAAGGGGAAAGAAGGGTGAAAAAAGGCCGGGGTGAAAGAAGGGAAAGAAGTTTTGAAAAGTCCTTGCACATCAAGCCGCTATCTTCTTTCCCTCTTTCACCCCATCTCGCAGGGGGCAGGTATTTTACCTCTCTCTCTCTTCTTTCTCTCTTTCACCCCCGCGCGCGTATATGCCCCCCTGCGTGCGCGTATGCGTGTGTGTGTGCGGGGGGGGTGAAACGGGAAAGAAAAGAAAGAAATCCTTTGGGATGGACGTCGGCGGCGGTGGCCTAGATGCCGCGTTCCCCGCGAGGACACTTCATGCGAGCAGCCGAGCTTCGGACGCTGGTCCAGGCTCCGTCGACCGTCAAGTATCGCAAGGAGCCCCCGGCTCCGATCAAGTGCGACTACTCGAACGAGCGCCTGCAGTACTGCGTCGACATCGCTGTGCTCACCGAAAAGTGCGACCGGTCTGGATACATGGCTGCCTACCTTTCAGGAATGCGGTGGGAGGCGATCCCGGAGGTCTTCCGGGGAAGGTGTGCGGCGGACATTCGACGGCTCCGGCGCGAACTGAGGAATGGAGGATATTCCGTTGAGTGACTGGCTCGTTGGTAAAAAGGCGGTGGCGAATGCGCTCGGGGTGAGCGTGAGTACCCTTAAACGGTACCTGAAGCGGTATCCGGATTTTCCGGCGCATGGGCGTGGAGGGACGATCTTTGTGTCGCCGGCGGCGCTCGCGGCGTGGGTTGAAAATCGAGCGATCAAGAAGTGCCTAACTTGCGGTATTGGAATCCCGTTGGTATAAAGTATTTCAATGTGTTAAATCGAGTTTGCCTTGGCTCCCCGAATTTAAAGAAAAAGAGGTTGTTAACACTATGAATGTACTCTTTATATCTGAGGATTTGGTAGCCGGCAACCTGGCGTATCTTTTAAGTAACGAAGGTCACGAGGTCAAGCTTTATATTAAAGATAGAGGTAGACGGGATAATTTTGAAAATTTAGTGCCCAAAGTACAGGACTGGAAAAAAGAACTTCGATGGGTGGGCAAGAAGGGATTGATTGTTTTTGACAGTTGCAGCCACGGTAAAATACAAGATGACCTTCGCAGGGAAGGTTATTCTGTAGTCGGTGGCTGCGAAATAGGGGATAAACTGGAAAACGATAGGGTATTCGGGGCTGGGATATTTAAACTCTATGGAATGCAAACAGTTCCACAATTCAATTTTAAAAGTATTGATGCTGCAATCCGATTTATTAAAAAGAGGAGAGGTAAATGGGTAATTAAGCAGAATTTTTCAGGCACTGGTCTTAAAAGTTTTAACTATGTTGGAATATTAGAAAGTGGCGATGATGTAATTAACGTACTGAATAATTACAAGACACATTATAAAATTATTAATACAATAATTACTCTCCAACAGAAAATTGACGGAGTTGAAATTGCTGCAGGTAGATATTTTAATGGAAGCGATTGGATTAGCCCAATTGAAATGAACATAGAACATAAAAAATTATTTCCTGGTGATTTAGGGCCGTCTACAAGTGAAATGGGGACTATTGCTTGGTACGACAATGATGAAAACAATAAACTATTCAAAGAAACATTGGGCAAATTAAAGCCATTTCTTATAGATATAGGTTTTAGAGGAGATATTGATATTAATTGTATCGTCAATGATAAAGGAGCTTTCCCCTTAGAGGCAACAGCACGTTTTGGCTCGCCGATAATCCATCTACATAGTGAGATTCATTCATCCCCTTGGGGTGAATTTTTAAAGTGCGTAGCCGACGGGCGTACCTACAAATTGAGATGGAAAAAAGGATTTGGTATCGTAGTCGTTGTTACAGTTCCAACAAGCCAGCCTTTTCCATTTACAAAATCAGAAAGATATATTTCACCGAAAGGCCTGAATATATATTTTAGCGATAAAATAAAGAAGGGAGGAAAGCTAGATCATATCCATTTTGAAGACGTTTCGATGAGATTTCATAATCGCGAAAAACAATATTATATTTCAGATGATCGAGGATATGTTCTTTACGTGACAAGTATCGGTAAAACTGTGGAGGAAGTGAGAAAAAAAGCGAATATATTGCTAAATAATATTTATATTCCCAAGATGTTCTTTAGGAATGATATAGGAATCAGATTTCTTACAGAGGACGCGGCAAAACTCGAAAAATGGGGATACCTAAATACTATATAACAATATATTTTGCTTTCGGCAGAGAAATAAAATCGGACCCAAAAGTATACGCGCCACAGTTTTTAAAAACAAGATAATCCCCACCTTTAAGGTTATGTAATTTAACTTCCCGACTGAACACATCGCGTGAATCAGGCGTACTTCCTCTAATAGTATAAGATTTTAATTTAGCATTATTGAATGTTTTATTAATTTTTGCGACCGGCAAGTTCAGATCAACGATCAACGTATCCAGGGAGTGATTGTAAAGAGAACAATTTAGTATAGCAACATCTTTTGATAGAAATTTTTTCGTATGAACGACTTGCGTAATTAACAGGACAGACTCAGCAATGAGCTTTCTTCCCGGTTCGAATATATAATGGATTTCAGGATATGCTTTTGAAATCCGCGTTTGAGCATTCGTTATCAAGTTTGATATTTCGTCCAACCTTGGAACCGGTTTTAAATATCTCACTGGATATCCTCCACCGAAATCCATTGAATCTATTCTTATACCTTCCAATTTCATTTCCAAGACAAATTTTGTAATTTCCTTCAAATTCAGTTTCCACATATCCAAATGAGTATTTTGAGAAATTAGATGATTATGAACCCCTAATCTTATTCTACCTTTTTTTCTTAAAGTATTTAATTTCTTTAATGCCAGCCTCGCTTTTATTAAAGGAAATCCCAAATACGAATCCATTCCATAGGAAAGTTCAGGCTTTTTAACTTTGACTCCGGTGTTTATTCTTATAAGCAATTCCAACACATTATCGTTCGATTTAATGTTGCCGAGAAGCAATCTGAGTTGGTCCTCAGAATCAATAATAAAGCGCCTGACGCCCAATTTCCTTATTCCTTGTAGTTGATCATAGGTCAAACTTGGAGACTGAAATATTAATTTATCCGTTGAAATGTTTGGCTGTCTTACTAAGCTCATCAATTCTTCGACAGAGGACAGCAAAAAACTGCATCCCATATTTGCGACCAATTCAATGATCGAATTGTGACAGTTTGTTTTGTGCGAGTATGCAATCTCACCCTTAAAAGTATTTAGTAGGATATGGATATTCTTTTCGAGAGCTTCTGAATTAACGACAAAACATGGTGTTTGATTTTCCCATTTGGGACGATTCTGCGTTAGAAAATTATACATTTACGAAGCCACCCCCTGGCAGTAATAATATTTATTAATCTCCATGTTATTAGATTTACATATTTATCAAATAGATACCAAACCCCATCAATACGATAGCTATAAATTTGGATCCAATCCCAACAAGCTGTTCTTCATAAATATTTTTCATAATTTCACGCTTTTTCAGAGAAAAAAGGGTAAAGAAAACAAAAGATAAAGCACTTATCATCAAAATAAACGCAGGCTGAAAACTCTCAATGACAGCCACGAAAGAGACGGAAGGACTTCTATCTATCGTCCTTTGAGCACATAATACCCCCGCAATAGTTATCATCTCTGTCATTAAAAACCATCCAAAATATTTCTTATTAAGATGTAATATATGCCCTATGTTATTTCTTTTTTTTAACAACAGGAGACATATTGAACCCAAGACATTTCCAAAGCAAAAAATTAAAAGTCCTGACCAAAAATCTGTAGACGAATAGACCTTATCTTGAATTACCATACTCAATGACAAGAAAAATATAGCACCTAGCATTATTAGAATTATTTTTGAATAATTTGAGCGTCGCAGTTTTTTATTAGCGCTCATAAGACCTGCACCTAAAAAAGTTACAAAAATTCCTGCATACTGAATTAAAGTGAGCTTTTCGTCGAGTAGTAAGAAAGCCATGCATGGAACAAAGATGGCGACCAAATTCCATAATACCTGTAGCAATGAAATATCATCGACAACGAACAAGGCTTTGAAATAAAAAAACATCGCTAAAAAGAAAAAAACGCCACCAAATAAAGCTAAAAGGATTATTTTATTGTCTGCCGTCGGAATACCACGGGACAGGATTGCAACAGCGGGAATTATTTGAAAGAATCCAGTGATGATGGCTCCTTCATATTCATCCTCATAGGCTTCCATCACAAAATAGAGATCAATTACGTTAACAGCGGCCCAAAAAAAAGGGGCCGCAAAAGCAAGCAACAGCCAGTTATTCCATATACCAAATATGATGTTCACTTTGAATTCGTCAACTCCTGAATAATAGACAAAAATTATTCAAATTAAACAACTGGTCGTTCAGGACGACGAAAATTAGTACACGATAGGAAATTGATTTTTCGTACCACGCCGGAAGATCACCTCGATGAGTCGGGCTTCATTGCATAAACCCCCAATTCATCATTCCCCCGTTTCGTTATCACGCTGAAAATAAATACGAATGAAACCTCCCAGGTACGGCCCACTTCGATTTTGCTGGATATTATCAAATGTTGTTTCCATAGGCGATATGTTATTTACCTCTCCTGCGTTGAAAAGAATGAGTTGATTGAAGTCTTGTTGCCCCATATTGACCCCTTCCTGATCCCCCCTTGCATCGTGTAATATCGAATTACACTGGTTGAACTGCCGGGAGATGACCTCCCGTTATGGCCGGGTTTCCCTCGAGGAGATCCGGCCTTTATCTTTGGAGCGAATGTGGACATTCAAATCCAGGTCACGGGCATTGTCGAACTTGTAAGAAACCTGCGGGATCTCGGCGTCAATCGCATCCCGAACTATGTCGCGCGTGCGCTTACCGGAATTGCAGATCAGGCGCAGAGCGCGATGGAAAAGAATATGCGATCCGCGCTCACGATTCGCGGGACGTGGGCAACCAGGGGATACAAGTACTCGGTAAAACGGATCGCGGCGAATAAGAAAAACCTTGAGGCCGAAGTCTACACCGAAGCGCCGTGGCTATTTGAGCAAGAGACGAAGTCGACCATCACGCCACGTAAGGCGGGGCTGCTGGCGACCCCCACACGATGGGTACGCCCATCGCGGCTGAACGAGGAGGTCATCAAGAAAGCCCTCCGTCCTCGCAGCCTAAAGCGCACGTTCAAAGTAATGTCGCGCTACGGGAACGAGGTGATCTATCAGCGGTCGGGCACGGGAAGGCTGTCCACCATCCTGCCCATGTACGTACTGCGCAGGCAGACGCCCGAGCCACAACGCATCCACCTGGTTGACGTCGCAGTCGAAGCAATCAACAAGGCAATAGATCCGGTCATCGCGGACATGCTGGATCAGGCGATCAAAGAGAACCCATAGGTACTTCCCGGGCCTTTTTACCGCGGGTTCCCCGCGACCCCGGTTTGTTTTTAGCGACAGGATATATCTTTCAATTTCACTACATTAAAGAGGCCCCATGAACGTTGCGATGGTCGACATCCAGCGGGTGATCCCATACGCCCGCAATCCCCGGAAGAACGAGCTCGCGGTGGCCAAGGTGGCCGCCTCCATCAAGGAGTTCGGTTGGCGGCAGCCGATCGTCGTCGACAGTGAAATGGTCATCGTCGTCGGACACACCCGGTACCTGGCAGCCATGCAACTCGGGATGGAGAAGGTTCCGGTGCATGTGGCCGAGGGTTTGACCCCGGAGCAGGTCAAGGCGTACCGGATCATGGATAACCGATCGCATGAGTCTTCAGAGTGGGACGACTCGCTCCTGGCGATCGAACTGACCGAACTTAAAGATGCTGACTTCGACATGGATCTGACGGGGTTCGATGATGACGAACTCGCCGAGAAGTTGGCAGCTGGGATCGTGGGGACGGCGGGGCTAACCGATCCCGACGAGGTGCCAGAACCACCTGATGATGCGATCACGCAGCCGGGGGACCTGTGGATCTTAGGCGACCATCGCCTTCTGTGTGGGGACAGCAGCAGTGTGGCGGACGTTGATTACCTGCTCGGTGGGGCGACGATCCACCTGGTCAACACCGATCCGCCGTACAACGTGAAGGTCGAGCCCCGCAGCAACAACGCGATCGCCGCCGGGAACAGCTCGTTTTCTAAGACGCATCACCAGAGCCTGGACCTCGCCCTTCATCCGGGGAAGGACAAGCCGACCACCAAGAAGATGCGGCCTAAAGACCGGCCGCTGATGAACGACTTCGTCTCTGACGAGGCGTTCGAGAAACTCCTTCAGGCGTGGTTTGGGAATATCTCCCGGGTGCTGGAGCCGGGGAGGGGCTTCTACATCTGGGGCGGGTACGCCAACTGCGGGAACTATCCGCCGGTCTTGAAGGAGAACAAGCTCTACTTCGCGCAGGCGATCATCTGGGTAAAGGAGCACCCGGTCTTAACGCGCAAGGATTTCATGGGCAATCATGAATGGTGTTTTTATGGTTGGAAAGAAGGCGCTGCACACCACTGGCTGGGCCCCACGAACGCCACCGACGTCTGGTCGGTGAAGAAGGTCAACCCCCAGAGCATGATCCACTTAACCGAGAAGCCGGTGGAGTTGGCGGTCCGGGCGATGCAGTACTCCTCGAGGCCCGGTGAAAACGTCCTGGACCTCTTCGGCGGGAGTGGATCGACGCTGATCGCCGCGGAACAGACCGGCCGAAAGTCCTTCCTCATGGAGATCGACCCACCGTACTGCGACGTCATCGCGCAACGTTACGAGAACTTCACTGGCAAGAAACCCGAGAGGGTCCCGCGTGGCGAGCGCGTGGCTGTTTAAGTACATCCTACCATCCGACCTCAAGCGCTATCTCACGGAAGGATGGAGGGTGGTCGGACCCGGGCCCAATCTCGGGGGGTGGGGGTCGCTGATCGTCCGTCGGAAGGTATAAATGGCAACCCAAACCTATCCGGTAGCGGTGATCTCCAAGTTGCTCGACCTATCCCCCCGGCGGGTGTATCAACTCGCCAACGAAGGAGTGATCCCCCGGGCGGAGAAGGGCCGATACGAGCTGGTTCCCGCGGTGCGCGGGTACATCCGGTACCTGCGGGACCGTGCCATCGGAGTGGGTGCGCTGCCGGAGGACGCCGCCCGGGCGTGCCGGGCAAGGCTCATCAAAGCGCAAGCCGAGGCGCAGGAGATGGAGAACGAAAAAGTCCGCGGGGAGTTGATCCCGAAGGCGGTCGTAGGCCGTGCTTGGGGCGAGATGGCGATGGCGTTTCGAGCCAGATCCTTATCCATCCCCAAGAAAGCCCCCCCGCAGATCGTTGGAGTCAATTCGATCTCCGAGATCGAGGGGATTTTGGAGCAAATGACCATGGAAGCACTCGATGAACTCAGCCGTGCAGATTACTCCGGAAGTACAGAGAGCGATTTCGAAGCTGAAGAAGGAGACGGCGTGGCTGGTGAAGCCGCCTCCGAAGCTGAACGTCAGCCAGTGGGCAGATCGGTATCGAAAGTTAAGCCCCGAAAGTAGCGCCGAGCCCGGGCAATGGTTTACCGCTCGTGCGGAATACCAGCGCGGGATGATGGATGCGTTCTCGGACCCATCCATCGAGACGGTTGTGGTCATGTCCTCTGCACAGGTGGGCAAGACCGAGATCATCAACAACGTGATCGGGTTCCACATTCATCAGGACCCGGCTCCGATCCTGTTGGTTCAACCGACGATCGAGATGGCCGAGACGTGGAGCAAGGACCGCCTTGCTCCGATGCTTCGAGATACGCCGGTCTTGAAGGGCCTTGTGAAAGACCCTCGCAGCCGCGATTCGGGGAACACGCTCCGCCAGAAGCAGTTCCCGGGTGGCCAGATCGCGATGGCCGGCGCGAACTCCGCGGCGTCGCTGGCGTCCAGGCCGGTGCGGCTGGTGCTGCTGGACGAGGTGGATCGCTTCCCACCGTCTGCCGGTACGGAAGGCGATCCGGTAAAGCTTGCGATCAAGCGCTCGACCACCTTCTGGAACCGGAAGGTGATCCTGACCTCGACGCCTACGACCAAGGGTGCCTCTCGGATCGAGCAAGCCTGGGAGGAGAGCGATCAGCGGCAATACGAGGTCCCCTGTCCCATATGCGGTAGCTACCAGACGCTGCAGTGGGGGCATATCAAGTGGGAGAAGAGCGAAAAAGGGAACCCCGAAGGGGTCAGGTACGAATGTGAACATTGCAGAGCGCAGCTCACCGAGGGCGACAAGCACCGGATGATCCGCAACGGCCGTTGGGTAATCGCCCGCCCGTGGATCAAGCACACGGCCGGGTTCCACATCAACGAGCTGTACTCGCCGTGGTCGTCTTGGAAAAACATCGTCGAGAACTTCTTGGAGGCCAAGAAGCGGCCTGAGACGCTGCGGGTATGGGTCAACACTTCTCTTGGCGAGACGTGGGAAGAGGAGGGGATCACCGTTGATGACGCCGCCCTTGGCGGCCGTCGCGAGGATTACGGGATTGGGGATCCTCTGCCGGAGGGGATTCTTCTCCTCACCGCAGGTGTGGATGTTCAGGGCGACCGCATCGAGGCGACGGCCTGGGGCTTTGGGATAGGCGAGGAATCCTGGGTGGTCCGGCACTCGGTCTTCCGTGGGAACCCGGAGACCTCGCTGCAAGTATGGCGGGATTTAGACGACTGGCTGCTTAAAGTCTATCCACACACTTCGGGGACCGTCCTGCGGATCGCCTCGGCGTGCGTGGACTCTGGCGGTCATGCCACCCAGCAGGTGTACGACTTCTGCCGCAAGCGTGAATCGCGACGTATCTGGCCGATCATCGGTCGCTCCGGGGCCGGCTTGCCGCTTTTGAAACTCACCCCCCGTCGCACCCGGGCGAAGGTGGTCTTAGGAATCGTCGGAACGGATACGGCAAAGGGGCTGCTCTTCTCCCGATTGGGGTTGTCGGAGTTCGGCCCCGGGTACATCCATTTCCCACGGGATGTGGATGACGAGTGGTTCAAGCAGTTAACCGCAGAGAAGTTGATGACCAAGCATATAAAAGGGATCCCGACCCGGGTCTGGAAGCAGATCCGGGCGAGGAACGAAGCGTTGGACTGCGCTGTGTACGCCTTCGCCGCATACGCATCGCTGAACGCAAACCTCGAGCGAATCGCGCAGCGAACCGCGCAGCGGATGGAGATGCAGGCAGAGAAGGCCGCAACGGAAGAAACGTCCGACCGGAAGAATCCGGGAGAGATTCCAAGACCAGTGACGCCCCGCTGGCCTCATCGGCCCCGGGGCGGCTGGTTTGCAATCCGCTGGTGAAGGAGAGGGTAGATGCCAGGGATTCCCGAGACGATCTACGCAGGCGACTCGCTTTCGTGGGCTGAAACCGCGGGGGAGTATCCCACCCCGACGTGGACGATGTACTACGCCATCCGGGGCGCATCGGCGCTGGACCTAATTTCCACTCCAAGCGGGTCGGAGCATGCATTATTAGCGACTGCTGTGCAGACAGCGGCCCTCACTCCCGGCCGATACTCCTGGCAGTCGTATGTGATCAAGGGAACGGGTGAGCGGTACACCATCGGGACTGGTACGGTCACCGTCCGCCCCAACCTCCCGGCGCAGTTCACCGGCTACGACGGGCGGTCGCACGCGCAGAAGGTACTAGACGCGATCGAAGCAACGATTGAGGGTCGGGCTTCGAAGGCGCAGGCATCCATAACCATCAACGGAAGGGCGATCACCTATATGCGGCCAGACGAGTTGCTGAGTTGGCGAGCGTCCTACCGGCGGGAGGTGGCCAGGGAGAAGGGCGAGAGCATGGTCGTCCGCGCCCAGTTCGGGAGCGCCTGATGGGAATCGTACGGCAATTCCTGCGGGACTACGGATACATTCACAAATCCGATATTCCCCGGGGCCAACGGCGAGCCTACGCCGCAGCCAGCATGAACCGGCTCTCGGGCGATTGGCTAACAACCGCCACGAGCATCGACCACGACATCCGCTCGGGGATGTCCGCCGTGCGATCCCGTGCGCGGGACCTGTCGCAGAACTCCGAGTTCGCCAAGGCGTACCTCCGGGCCGTGCGTAAAAACGTGGTCGGAAGCGAGGGCTTCGCGCTCCAGGTCAAGGCGGTGAACTACGAAAACAGCAAGGCCGTCTCCGACCGGATCGCCAACAGCAAACTGGAAACTGGTTTTTACGACTGGGGGAAGCCTGATACGGCTACGGTCACCGGCAAGATCTCCTTCCGCAAGGCGCAGGAGGTCCTGATTGAGACCGTGGCTCGGGACGGTGAGGCATTCGTGCGCCTCGTCCGGGGGAGAAACGTCAACCGGTATGGATTCTCACTGCAGCTGATCGAGCCCGACTGGATCGACGAGAAGCACAACACCGAGCTTGGCAACGGGAACATCATCCGCATGGGTGTGGAGATCGACCGGTGGAGACGGCCCGTGGCGTACCACGTAAGCACCCGCAACGACACGCTCGATCTGTACGGCACCATCGTTCCAACGTCTCCGTACGTGCGGGTTCCCGCGGGCGACATGATCCACCTGTTTGACCCGGAACGGGCGGACCAGACCCGGGGGATCTCCTGGATGGCTCCGGCGATGGTGGGGCTGCATAACTTAAAAGGCTACATCGAGGCCGCCGTCATCAACGCCAGGGTCGGGGCCTCGAAGATGGGGTTCTTTCGGGATCCGACCGGGGGCGACGGCCCATACGAAGGAGACGGGAAGGACGTTGCCGGGAACCGGATCACGACGATCGAGCCGGGGATCTTCGAGGACATCGGGAGCAAGGAGTTCCACCCTTACGACCCGAAATACCCAGACCAGCAGTTCGATCCGTTTGTGAAGGCGATCCTTCGGGGGGTAAGCGCGGGGCTTGGCGTGTCGTTTTCTTCCCTATCGAACGACTTAACCGAGGTGAACTTCTCGTCGATCCGCGCGGGTTTAATCGAGGAGCGCGAGACGTGGAAGAGTTTGCAGGCGTGGTTTGTGGAGTCGTTTTTAAACCGCGTCTATTCCGAGTGGTTGGAGATGGCGCTTTTAAGCGAAGCGGTGACTCTCCCTTACGCGAAACTCTCCAAGTTCAACGCGCCGAAGTGGACCGGGCGCCGCTGGGCGTGGGTCGATCCGCTAAAGGACGTGGAGGCGTCGAAGGCCGCTGTCGCGGCTGGGTTTAAATCCGCGACGCAGATCATCAACGAAGCGGGCGGCGACATCGAGGAGTTGTATCAGGAACTATCCGACGAAAAGGCGCTCGCCAAGGAGTACGGGCTTGAGTTCAGCCTCGGGGAAAAAAGCGCCTCCTCGCCCCCCGACGAAGGGGACGACGAGCTTCCGCCTAAGGGCAACGGCAAGGGGAACGGGAAGGCGGTAGCCGAGAACGCATAGTACGGACAGGAAGAGCGAATCGAGAAGGGCCTTCGCAAGTTGGAAGGCCTTTTTCAATTGGAGGTGACAACGATGGCAAAGATTGTTCCGCCGAAGCGGGAAAGCCGGATGTTCACCCTTTCCCGGGCGCAGATCAAAGAGGATGCAAGGACGGTCGACCTCGCATTCTCCTCCGAGGAGCCCGTATTGCGGGGCTGGGGGATCGAGATCCTCGACCATGCTCCTGGCGCGATGCGGTCTGGCCGGGCGAATCAGGGGATCCCGCTACTGTTTAACCACGACCGCGACGCGCATCTTGGGGTTCTCGAGGATTGCCGCTGTGGCGACGACAGGAAGGCAAGGGGGGTCGCCAGGTTCTCGCGGTCGGCCCTGGCCGAAGAGAAGTGGCGGGACGTCTCTGACGGAATCTTAAAGGACGTATCCGTTGGCTATGCAGTCCATTACCTGCAGGAAATTCAACCCAAGGATCTGTCCCCCGACCTGGCGACGCTGGCGGCCCAGGAAAAGCTGCCCGTCTACCGGATCACGGACTGGGAGCCCTTCGAGGCCTCCCTCGTGACGGTTCCCGCGGATCCGACGGTCGGCGTCGGACGAGCCGCGGAAGCCCATCCCGAAGGGGGCGACGAGAAGAACGAGGAAGATCTGCCGCCAACACCAACCACTGTCATCGAGGAGGTAAGGAACATGCAGGAGCCGAAGCAGGACATCGATCTCACGCATTACGAGCAGGACATGGAAAAGCAGCGCAAGCGGGCGGGGGACGACGCCCGGGAGAAGGAGCGCTCCCGCGTCCAGGGCATCAACGACATCTACGAGAAGTTCCGGGCCTACGTCCCCGAATTCATCCGCCGGAAGGCGGTCGATGAGGGGATGCCGCTCCAGGACTACCAGGACATCGTCCTGAAGCGGATCGGGGACGGCTCGCCGATCGACACCCCGGTCACGGAGCTCGGGCTGTCCAAGCATGAGATCCGGCGGTACAGCATCACCCGGGCGATCCTCTCCCAGTGGAAGGAGTCCAACGTCGACGCCTCGTTCGAGCGGGCCTGCCACTCGGAGATCGAGAGGCGGCTCGGCGTCGCATCGAAGGGGATCTTCGTTCCGTTCGACGTGATGCGGCAGCCGGCGGACCCCAAGGGCACCGGGCGGCGAGATCTTTCCGTGGGGACGGCTGCTGCCGGAGGGTACCTCGTGGGGACCGACCACCTGGGGTCGGAATTCATCGACCTGCTCCGCAACATGATGCTCATCCGCCAGCTCGGCGCGAAAGTGCTCTCGGGCCTGCGGGGGTCCGTCGTGATCCCGCGGCGCACGGCGGGCGCGACGACCTACTGGGTGACCGAGGGCACCCCGCCGTCGGAAGGCGCCAACACCTTCGGGCAGCTCTCGCTCTCCCCCAAGAGCGTGGCGGCGAACCTGGACTACACCAGAAATTTGCTCCTACAGTCCAACCCGTCGATCGATTCTCTGGTGAACGGGGACCTGGCCAAGGGGATCGCCCTGGCGGTCGACTTGGCAGCGTTCCACGGCTCCGGCGCGGCCGGGCAGCCGACCGGCATCGCCAACACCTCCGGCATCGGCTCGGTTACCGGCACGAGCATCGCCTACGGCGGGATGCTCGAGTTCCAGACCGACGTAGCCGCGGCGAACGCCCTCGCCGGCAACTGCGCCTACGTAACTACCCCGGCAGTGGCCGCGCTGCTCGCGCAGCGGGCCCGGTTCTCCAACACCGACACCCCGCTGTGGAAGGGGAACATCCTGCAGGCCGACGACGTGTGCGGCTTCCGTGGGTACTCCACGAACCAGATCGCCGCGGGCAATCTCTTCTTCGGGGATTTCTCCCAGGTGTTTTTGGCCGAGTGGGGGGTGCTCGAGCTGGTCGTCGACCCGTACACCCAGAGCAAGAGCGGCATCATCCAGGTCACCGCGTTCCAGAGCGTGGACGTCGGAGTCCGCTACCCGGGGGCGTTCTCCCTGGCGACCAGCGTGACCTGATCGCGATGCTGACCACCAAGGAGGGCCGGGCGCTTTTGCCCGGCCCATCATCTTTTACCGAAGGAGGAAGGATGAAGACCGTCGTCATTACATACAAGGGTGTTGTGATCAAAGATCCGCATCAGCCGTTTGGGAAGCGTGCGGGGGCTGGGGACGTGGTCAGCGTCAGCGACGATGACGCGACCCTGCTGATCGGGATGGGCAGAGCCAAACTCTACGATCCGCCGAAGGAGCCCCCGAAGGTGGATCCGGAGAAAGAGTGGGAGAAGGAGCCGGCGAGGGAGCTGAAGAAGGAAGCGCACAGCGCCCTGCCAAGACCCGAGCGGAAAAAGGAGTAGAGCCATGCAGGAGATCCTAGGTGCAAGCGTGCTTTCCCTGTTCGACCCGTCCGATCGCTCTGCGTCGGCGAACGGCACCGCGGTCGATATTCTCAGCTACGAGGGCCAGGCCGCCGCGATCCTCCAGTCTGCGGCGGGCACGGGTACGACCCCAACACTCGATGTGAGACTTCAGGATTCATCCGACGGCTCCACGGATTGGGCGGATGTTACCGGCGCGGCATTCGCGCAGGTGACAAACGTCGCCGCATCCACGCAGATCGTCAAGTTCAACGCCTCGGCGGTCAGGCGATACGTCCGGGCGGTGGCGACGATCGCTGGAACGACCCCGTCGTTTACCTGCGCCGCCTCCTTCGTCGGCAAGAAGCAGATCATCCCATAAAGACCCGACATGATCGACTTCGACGCATTCAACTCCGATCTCTTGGATATCGATGTATTCGCGCAAACGGCAACTTTCACCCCCGCGGGCGGGCAGCCCAAGGAGATCCGTACCTGCTTCGCCCTCGGGGTGGGGGATGTATCGCTTGGCGGGGAGATCGTGCCGCAGGGGGTCGTCGGGCAGGCTGGGTGCAGGTCCTTGGACATCGCAGGTGTGAAGAACGGCGATACGGTTGAGGTGGGCGGCGTGGCGTACCGCGTTCTCAAAATCCAGCCCGACGAGACCGGCTGGACGACGCTGTTTCTCGGGAAGAGGCATCCATGAGCGTCCGCAGTTCCATCCTCGCTGACATGGAAGCGGTCCTTAAAGGCATATCCGGTGTGGGGGATGTCTACACGGGCAAGTATGAGCAGGTGGATCTCGACCAGCTTACGCTTCCGGCGCTGTTCGTCCTGCAGGGGTCCGATCAGGAAGCCGCTCGGTCCACGGGATACGAGGTATTCACCTGGCGGGTAGTCGTCGAGGCGTGGTGCAAGGATACCGACGCCGAAACGGTTTTCGCATCGATCCATACGGCCTTGTCCGCCGATCCGACCAGAGGCGGCACATCCATGAATTGCCGTCGTACCGGATCGGACATTTTATCCCTGGACCCCGGACGGGGCTTAATCGCCTTGCAGCAGACCTACGAAATCTTGTATCGGCACCCCATCGGGTCGCCGTAGGAGGTCCGATTTATGTTTAAGAACAAGGCATTGGTTCTTGCCAAGCAGGAAGTGACATACGGTACGGACCCCACGCCCACCACGGCGACAAACGCCATCCTGACCGACCTTCCCGAGGTCGACGTCGTGATGAAGAAGTTGGACCGCCTAAACGTGAAGCCGTTTCTGGGCAACCGTCCCGCGATCAGCATCGGAGAGGCGATCAAGATCTCCTTTTCGACCGAGGTGAAAGGCAGCGGAGACTCGACCCCGGACACGCCTCCGGAGATCGGCGTCCTGTTCGTCGGATGCGGGATGCTGGAAACCGTAACTCCAACTACCGGACCGGTCGTCTACACCCCACAAGATGACCTCGAAGGTCCGTCGATCACGATCCATTTCTGGCAGCACGACATCCGGTACGTGGTCACCGGCTGCCGCGGCACTTGGTCCTTGGACGGGAAGGCCGGTGAGTTCGGCAAGATCAAGTGGGAGTTCCAGGGGCTCTACGCTGGTCCCGCAGACCTTTCGATCCCAACCGACGCCGTGTACAACGCCTCCATCCCGCCCGCGCTTAAATCCGGATTGTTTACCTTAGGGTCCTTCGCCGGGACGATCGAGAGTTTCAAGCTCACGTACGGGAACGATATCGCCAAGCGTCCGGATGTCAACGCGCCGACCGGGTTCCTCGCGCACTTCATCAAGGACCGCAAGGTCACGGCGGAGATCGACCCGGAGGCTCCCGCGCTCTCCTCGTTCAACCCCCTGACGCTATTAACCGACGGTACCGAGCAGCCGCTCTCCATCACATTCGGAGAGACGGTTGGCAACCGCATGAAGCTTGACTGCCCGAAGGTTGTCGTCGATTCGAGCAAGTTCGGGGAGCGGGAGGGGATCTTAACCCACGCCGTATCGCTTCTGGTCTGCCCGGACGCCGGCGAAGACGACGTTACCGTGACGTTCAACTAAGAATTCGGAGGTTTTATGAGAGACCTTAAAAAAGACGACCGGAACAAGCTCGTCTTAGACGACACGCTATCCGGTACGCAGATCGCTGTTTTCTATGCAACGCCCACGACCAGCCAGGTGAAATCGTACCGCCAGCAGTCGATCCGCCGGAAAGGAAACAAGGTCGTGGTCGACAACTTCGATCCGGCGCTCAAATTCGGCCTGGAGATCCTCACGGGGTTCGAGGAGGGGGTGTTTGGGTACGACGGGCAGCCGATCTCCGCTGATCCGGAATCCCCGCACTACCGGGAGGACTGGAAGAATTTGCTTAAGGAAACCGCCGCCGACATCGTGACGACCGTCGCGCATATCGTCTTCGACGGGATCCGGTCCGGGCAGAGCGCGGATGATGTCGAATTTGGCGAGGAGGCGGAAGAGATCGTCCCTTTGGGGAAGAACTGAAGGCCCTTCGGGAGAACTGCACCCCGGAGCGCAAAAAAGGATGCGCCAAGGGTAGCGGGCCGCATCTGCCGGAACTATGCGCGAGGTGTGAACACCGGGAACCGTATATCCCATCGACGTGGTTCAGCCATATTTGGTTTCTGTTCTCTCTGCAGCAGGGGGGCTTCCCCTTTGCTCAAAACGACCTCTCCATCGAGGAATGGCTGGATCTTGGTGCGATGAAGCGCGAATTGGAAACTCCGAAGGTGCCCGATGGCCAATGAGAACAGGATAAGCGTCGTCATCTCCGCCGATCCAACCGGTGCCGTCACCGGTATCCGGATGGTCGGGGACGAAACGGAGAAGCTGGGGGGGCGCACGCAGTCCTTCACGCAGCGCCTGAAATCCCATTGGGCTGAGGCTACCGTTGCCATCTATGCCGCAACGCGGGCATTTCAGGCGGTATGGGATTATGCAGACAAGGCGGCAAAGGTCGAGCAGGCGATGGCTTCTCTCGACGCCCTGACCCGGCAGTACGGCACGACAGCGGAGGAACTGACTGGGCGGATATCGGAAGCCTCTCGGGGCCTGATCGATATGCACGACTCCGCCCGGATCGCCGGAGAGGGGATCCTGAAGGGGCTCGGCCCGGACCAGGCCACCCAAATGGCGTCCTGGGCGGTCTCCCTCTCCCATATCAAAGGCGGGGCGGTATCCGCAGCCGAAGCGTTCGAGATGCTTTCCCAGTCCATCGCCACGGGCAGGGAGCGGGGACTGAAAGCACTCGTCGGCATAGTGGACCTGGAAGAAAAGTACGGGAAATACGCCGACACGATGAGCAAGGCCGAGAAGGCCCAGGCGATGCTTGCCATAGTGTCCGAACGGATGGCGCAGGTACAGGCGACGCTCGGGATAGAGACGGATTCGGCGGCCGACAAGATGGCCCGGTTCAAAAATCAGGTTGAAGATCTGAAAATCTCCATAGGCGATTTCGCTCTTCGAATCGGCCAGGCAATGTTCGGGGTGTTTCAGTCAATCGCCGGATCTATATCGATCATCATCGGGGCGATCTTCAAGCTGTTTGAAGCAAGTTCATGGATCACGGACAAGCTCGGCATCACGAAGAGTGCGGCAGGAGGATGGAGCGATGCGGCTGAAGCGGCGCGGTTGTCCGGGGAGGACCTGAAGAAGAGGGCGCAGGAAAACTACGACTTGGCAGTGAGGAGGCGTTCTGCGACGGAATCGGGGACCGGCATCCCGCTTCCGGATGTCGGGGAAGGGTCCCGCAAACGGACAGAGGAGTTGCTGGCGATTTACCGAAAATATATCGAAGAAAGGGATGCTCTCTCGGCAAGTGAACTCGACCGAGAACTTGTCCGTATCGAGGCGTGGAAAATCGATCAAATAAAGATCCTCGACGACATTCGCGCAGGGAAAAGAGAGCGCGATGCGATGGAGGAGGATTACCAGGCGAAGAAGGCCGCCGCCACGATCGATCGATCCCTGAAAATATCCGCCATCGAATTGAAGATGCACGAGGAGACGCAGAAAAGGAAACTCGAATCCACGCAGGCGATCGGGAAGGCATCCCTCGATGCCGAGGAACAGCGCATCCGGGCCGGGCAGGAATTAAACGCGGCGGCTATCAAGTCTGGCCATACCACAGAGATGCAGGGAATCGCGGAGCGGGCCGCATCCGACCGCGCCCTGCTCGAGATCCAGCGGCAGCGGAACTGGCTGGCGATGGAGGCTCTCTCCATCGAGGGGGAGTTTGTCGGGACGAACGCGCAACTTCTGGAGATCCTCGGGAAGGAAGCGGTTCTACAGGATCAGATCGCCTCGAGCAGGGCACTGGAGGCCAACGACCTATCCGCCCGGCAGGTGGAAGTAGAAGGGAAAATCGCGGATCTCATGCGGGAGCAGCGGGATCTGCTTTTTGAGCAGCAGGCCGCAAGGACGCAGGAGGCGTTTAGCAAGATCGGCGGGAGCGAGTTCGGCCAGAATCTGGGCGTGGTATCCGCCATCAACGCCGGGGAGGATCCGTACACCCAGGATTTCAAGCGCTGGTCGGATCTTCAGGACCAGAAGATCATGTACCTCGAAGAGATCGGGGCGTCCGAGCAGCAGATCAAGGACGCCTATCGGGAGTACGACCTCCAGCAGGAGGCGATGGTCAACCAGCAGAAGGTTGCGATGACCGCGGCTACCTTCGGGATGCTGGGATCGCTTGCCACCTCTCTCTACAACATGCAGGGGAAGCAGGGCGGCGCGGCGTTCGAAGCGATGAAGGCGTTTCGAATCGGCGAGACGATTATGAACACGTACTCCGCCGCTGTCGGTGCCTACAATGCGCTGGCGTCCATTCCGTACGTCGGACCGTTCCTTGGGGCGGCGGCAGCTGCGGCGGCGATAGCGTTCGGCATGGCGCAGGTCTCCGCAATCTCCTCCATGAAGCCAGGCGGCGGTGTTGCGGCGTCGGCATCCGTCGGCGGATTCGGAGGTGGCGCTCCATCCATCCCTTCCGCCCCTGCTCCCGCGACGCAGGAGGAGATTCATACATCGACCGTCAACGTCCACATCTACGGCAACGTCGTGGACCACGATAAATTCGCCCGGGAGCTTGTCCCGGCGATCACGAAAGCGATCGGAGACGGGGTCGCATGAACCCGATGATCCTCTACGACAACCGGTTCCTGGACGGCATTCCCATGGCGACCGACACCTCGCCGGGATTCTCCGCCTTAAACGTCGTGGATTTAAAGACCTTCACATTCTGGCAGGCGGGAGAGCCTGGGTATGAGGATATCGCCGTGGATTGCGGGGCCGCCAAGAGCGCGGATACCCTCGGGATCATCGGGCACAACCTGGGAACGGTGCAAGCGGACATATCCGTCGAGTCTTCCGACGATGGGGATACGTGGACGCAAGCATTGGAGCCGTTCACTCCGACAAGCGACATTGCCATCCTGAAAGTGTTCCCATCTGTCGCCGCGCGGTACTGGCGCGTGGTGATCGACCCGGCGCTCGATACTCTTCCGTACATCGCCGTGCTCGTGCTGGGGTCTAGGCTTACATTCCCCGTACCGATGGACGCGCCGTTTAAGCCGATCGAAGAGGGGATGGAATCAGGAAGCAAGCGCAGCAAAGCCGGCCACCTGCTGGCGCATTACGTCAAATACAAGCCGTATTCGATCTCTCCGCGATTCTCGTACCTTGACAGGAACTGGCTGGAATCGGTGTTCCTTCCGTTCTGGTTGAATTACGCAAGCGACCTCCATCCGTTCTTCTGGGGCTGGGATCTGGGCTCCTACCCGGAAGACGTCCGGTTCGTCCGATTCAAGGCGGAGTACACGTACAAACCGGAAGTGACCATTCTTAGCTATTACGATTCCCTCGACCTCGATCTCGAAGGAGTGCGGGAAGCGGTCAGTAGATTTACAGGGAGTGCGGTTGTAACGGCAGGTGTGGTTTTAACGGCAAGTGAGTATATGTACGGTGGGGGCTTAGATGGTTGCTCTGATTTAGTGTGGGTTCCTACAGGAGTTTCAGGGGCTACGGGGATAAAAGTATATGTTAAAGACGAGAATTTAAATACTTATTCTCTCTTTGATACGTTGAGTCCAACCGAACTTACTTATCAAGCCACCGGATTATGGCTTATCCCTGATTCAGGGGGAGCCAGAACTTTCTATGTTCAATACTTTAATGGGGATGGGGCCATTATTGATTCCAATGAAGCAATATCTTTTGCGCGTCTGGCTTAATAAGCGAATCAGGAACTCATAAGGAGGGTTGCCCCATGCCGTACTCAACTGTTGGAAAGAACCTGATGCTCGACGCCCTGCGGGGGACAAACCCAACGGTGGCCATCGCCTACGCCTCGCTTCACACGGCGAGTCCCGGCGATACCGGCACGAACGAAGTGACGGGTGGATCCCCGGCCTACGCACGGAAGGGGATCACGATTGCTGCCGCGTCCGGAGGCGAGGTTGCGGCGTCGACCCAGCCGGTCTTCGACGTCCCGGGAGGGACGACCGTAACCCACGTCGGCTTCTGGTCGGCGGTCTCCGGGGGGACGTTCCTTGGGAGTGCGGACGTGACCGACGAAACCTTTGCCTCGCAGGGGACCTACACGCTCACGAGCGCGACGCTTGATCTGAACGCATAGGGCGGTAAGAAAGCGTCATGAACAACGTTTCCGGCGGCGGATCTCTTGTTGTCGTAGGGAGCGTGGGAGCGCAGGAAACCGCCGTCCTCTCTGGCGGGGGATCTCTTATTGGCGTCGAGTCGAAAGGAAGTCTGGGATCTTCAGTCGTCTCTGGGAACGGGACCGTCGTCGTCGCAGGGCGAGCGGGGACGCGGAAGGTCGTCCTCGTCCATGGTGGCGGGAATACCGTGGCGGCGGGTTGGAAAGGTGCGAAGGTCGCGGCACACCTACCCGGTGGTGGCGCGGTCGTTATCACGTACATCCGAACGGGCGGCAGCATCCACTACGTATATCTCCCCGGTGGCGGGGCGGTGGTGGTGCAGGGGATCAAGGAGGCAAGAGCGCCTCCTGCCATTACTGGTGGCGGGGACTTCGTCGTTGCCGGCGTTCGTTTCTACACGGACGTCGCGGTCCGGGCTCCGGCCAAGTACGAACCGATTCGGCTGGTCTATCTCTATCTGGATTACTGCGGGAACGTATTCGGCACCTCCCCGTGCCTCGCTTCGGGCACACCTTGCTTTAACACGTGGAAGACCTGCAAATACCTATCCGCGTTCGACAACATCGGTAAGACGTACAAGTACAGCGAAGTCGACGCCGCGCTCCCGTTCAAGGGCATCCGCCCGTACGTAAAATCCGTGAAGCTGCTCCCCACGGAGATCAAGACGAATCTGACCGTGAACGCTCGGGTGTCCGTCACCATGGTGGATGAGATGGACCAGGATGTGGACACGGACCCATACCTCTCGGGCAGCCGGATCTGACGTTGAAGGGGAGAACGTAACGCATGGGAAACTGGACCACCGCGCCTTTGTCGCCAATTGGAACCAGATACTGGGTTTTCCATGGACAGGTAGGTGACGTTTTTTATGTCCTGTGCGGAACGATCGGTAATGGATCGAATACCGCCTCGGTAGAAGCCTTCGACATGTCGACCGGGACATGGTCAACAAGAACCGCCCGGCCGTACGGATCGATGACGCAAGGCGGTTCCTGTGTCGTAGGCACGAAAATCTTCTGTTTCGGCGGGCAAGAGGGCGGATCGGTTTCTGCGAGCACGACGGTTACGATCTACGATACTGCAACGGATACGTGGTCCATAGGGGGGATGATCGACGGCAGCAATTATGTGAGCTATTTCCCTACGATGATCGCAGTAGGCACAGATATTTATATCGCCGGAGGCTATCCATTTTGGCAAAATTTCCACAGATACAATACGTTAACCAATACATTCGCGACAAATATTTCAACAACTCCCAACCGATTGTACCGATCAGCGCCTCTCGTACTTGACGGCGACCATATTCGATATATTGGCGGCGTCTACCCGACAGGAAATCCCGCCGCGGACTATGGGGTCAATTGGAACTGGGAATACAGAATTTCCACGAATGCTTGGGACACTTCTTCCTACGCGTCAGTTCCTCGCCCTGGTGGAGGAGCGTTTTTTGCGAGACTTGGGAATGAAATCCATCTCATTGGAAGATCCAATGGGATCGGCAACGCGCACGACATTTACGATGTTGTAAACAACACCTGGGTCCAAGGCCCCGACAAGCCTACGGGCTCCGACGGCGGCGCTACAGGATATTACAACGACAAGATTTTCTGCTATTCCGGTGTAGGCGGCGCGATTCATGATGTTTATCAATTTGTTCCGCCTATCTCGTATAGACCGATCACGCTGCGCTCGTATTGGAAGCGGTTCATGTCCCGGAACCCGAATTACAAAGGCCGCCTGATGGAGATCTACGAGGGCCAAGTCGGGATGGCCGAGTCGGAGTTCACCAGGACATGGGTCGGGAAACTGACGAACGTAACGACGCAGCACGGGGAGTTCACGTTCGAGTCCACGGACCTGCTGAAAGACCTCTCCGGAATCGACGTCCCCACGAAACTCGAATTGAAGCTTGCGGCGGACCTGTCGGGCGTAGAGTCCGGGCAGATCACGCTCACCAGTGTTGAGGGGCTGGGTTCCGGGCCTGGGTACATTCGGATCAAAGACGAGATCATCGGCTACGCCACGCTAAACACCACGACGAAAGCCCTCCAGACGCTAACGCGCGGAGCTTTCGGCACGGTAGCGGATGAGTACAAATCCAGGGATAAGGTCCAGGCAGTCCGCTACTACGCTCCCTCGAATCCCTGGGACATTCTGCTGGAGATGCTCCGGGTGGATGCCGGAATTGCCGACGCAGACATCGATCTCGATGCGTTCGCACTGGCGAAACGGACTCCGGGGAACGATAAATTGTTCCGCGCGGTGCTCTCCGAACCGGAGAACCTCGACAAACTGTTCTTCGAGATCACCGACATCCTCGACGCGAAGGCGTGGGTCGGAGAGGACTTGCGGATCACCATTAGCAGGAACGTCCAGAACGCGCCGGGGCGTGCCTACTACCGGATGACGGACGGGGCAAACATCGTCGACAACTCGGCTTCCGTGGATTTCAACGAGAAGTCCAGGCTGACGCGGATGCTGATCTATTGGCATAAATCGGTCTTGGGGAAAAAGGACGATCCGGCGGCATTCGACCGCCTGGACATTGCGGTGGACGCGGATGCGGAAGCCTCGTACGGGGACGTCGTCGAAAAGAAGGTCTTCTGCCGGTGGATCGACCCAATAACGAACGAGGAGGATTCCGCCGAGACGTATGTCAAGAATCTCGGGATGCGGCAGGTGCGCAGAAGCCGGGACGCGCAGCCGCTGATCTCGCTCTCCCTCTCCTTGCGCGACTTAGGCGTCAAGACCGGCGACCACGTGCGGCTGGATACCGACGAGCTGGTCAGGTTCAACGGGGATCCCATCACCAACGAGATATTCCAGGTGGTGAAGCGGGAACTGCAGGACGACTTTTCGCTGAAGGTTTCGCTCCTTAGAGTGTCGACGCGACGCTTGGCGCTGATCGCTCCGGATGGATACCCGAATTATCTGGACGCCACGGACGCGCAGAAGGAGTTCGGATTCATCACGCAGGACACCGGCCTTATGGAAAACGAGGACCAAGGCTACTACATCTGGTGAGGGGAAGAGATGCCATATATCGCATTGAACGATTCGGAGATCCAGTCGGGCGAGCCGATCTCGCAATCCCTGGTGCAGAAGATCAAGGAGAACTTCGACGACCACGAGGCGCGGATCGCCGGGGGCGGGGGTGGCGGAAGCGTTAGCGGCGGCGGAGATGTGCTCAACGGGTCGCTGGAAGCGGATGCCGATGCGGACGGAGTCCCGGACAACTTCCTCGTTTCATACTACCCGGGAGGGACCGGCGGGTTCGACACGGCCGACTACGTCCACGGGACGAAGTCGTGGCGATTCGACCTGAACGGCGGGGCGAATACCGGAGGCGGATACCTGGAGACGGATTACATCTTCGTCAACAGGTTCTACTGCAAGCCGATCTGGCTGGCGTACAAGGCGGAATCGACCTCCGGCATCCCGCGAGTGCAGGTCATCGCACGGTGCTTCGACCGGAACAAGGCGTACCTCGGAGAAGTGACCATTTGGGACACGGTCACCCATCTGTCGGGTTGGAACCTCGCGGTGATCCACAACATCACCTTATCCTTCATTGAAACCGAATACGTGAAATACCGGCTCGTCGGCGGGGCGGTGGATGCGGCGGGAGTCGTGGGGTCGGTCTGGTTCGACGCCATCGGAATTGAAGGATACAGGATGCAGGTCACGGTCCCAGAATCCATCAACCAGCCGGATGTTGCTGTGTCGATGGGGGGATGGAGCGCGGCCGGCAGCGTTTTCAACATCAATATCCCGGCGGGGAAATTCCAATGGCTCGTAGTTCCCGTAAGGGCCATCGGGACTTTGCAATGGGTTGGGGAATCCGAAGCTTCCTATCCGACGAGAATCCGGTGCTACATAGACTCGGCGTACTCCACGGTGGTCGAGTCTCCCACAAATCAATGGGTTACGGGGAACTGCCTACTCTATATCGGGGGGATGGCCGGGGCGAAGCAGTTGCGATTTCAGGCGAGTGGAGCTGACTCTTACGGCTGGTATTGGGGAGGTCAATTCGGATCTCCTTCGTCCTTTCGAAAGTTCTACGCCACGAATTTTCGCGACGTGGATCATGGGGCGGGAACGGAAACCAACACGTACGTGAAGCCGGCGGTTTAGAGGGAAAAACTTGCGCTTGCGGGCGAAGTGCCACGAGGGGATGTGGACGGTATTGGCGGCTTTATAGCCATTTATTTCGAGGTGAAGGCATCGTGGCCGAAATAACATCATTACGCACCCGGTACTCAAAGACGTTCGACCTCGGGGGAGGGGTGCGCCAGGAAGTCGTCGGCGCGGCTCCGATCCACTACCCGGACGCCAACGGCGCATACCAGGAGATCGACAGCAACCTCAAAGCATCCTCCGGCGGGTATGGTTGGGAGAACTCCGCCAACGAGTTTTCCGCCAAGTTCAAGGCGAACTTGAACGATGTCGCGCCGATCACTTTCACCCGCGGCGGGGTGACGGTGTCCTTCCGTCCACGCGGTATCGCGCTGTACGACAGGAAGTTGAACGCCTATACGATCATCGCCCAGCCGAGCAATACCGCCCCCACGGTTAGCGGGCGGGAGATCCTTTTCCCCAACCTGTACCCCACCGTGGATGCGGCGTATCAGATCGGACCCACCGGCATCAAGGAGTTCATCCGGGTGAAGGCGGGGGCGAACGTCCCTTCACCCGCTACCTACGGATACGATCCCGCGACGACGTACCTCGTGATGGCGACCGAGATCACGATTACGGGCGCGGATTCGTATCAGGACGAACTCGGTGCGTTGACGCAGACCCGTGACCTCGGGAAGATCGCCTTCATAAAAGGTGGAGTGGCGCAGTTCTCCATCCCGGAATTGCTCGGATGGGAAGGCAATGGAGCTGTAAAGAACGTCCTGAAGAAACGCCTGAAGATCGTCGGTGGGAAGCCGTACCTGCTTCATGGGATCGAGTACGCGATGTACGCCGCCGCCACGAAGTTCCCTTATGTCCTCGACACCACCGCGCAGTACGACACAGGATCGGGGAGTTGGGCTTGCCCGAGCGGTGTCACCTCCGTTCAGATCGAATGCTGGGGTGGAGGCGGGCGGGGCGAGGACGGGACCGGTGGTCCCGGTGGTCTGGGTGGCGGTGGCGGAGCGTATGCGAAGAAGAACTCCCTTGCGATCAGCTACCCGAATACATACGCCTATTCCGTTGGGGGAGAGCAAGCGGCCAGCTGGTTCAAAGACACCGCCGGAACGAAAGCATGTGAGTCGGTCGGTGCGAATTATCAGACCGGCGGCGCGTCAGGTAGTTGTACCGGCGATGTAAAGACAAGCGGATCAAATGGCGGTGATAGTACAAATGAGTACGGCGGCGCGGGCGGCTCAAGTCCCAATGGTGGAGTCGGCGGTGCGGGTGGCGACCCCGATCAGAATGGTATCGACGGCTATCCCCCCGGTGGCGGAGGGGGCGGAGGCGGCGGCGATTGGGGCAATGGTGGGGCGTACGGCGGATACGGAGCAGCCGGAAGGATTTTGCTTACCTATGCGAGCGGAGGGACGAATTATACGCTACCCGCAAGCAGCGGTTCTTTTACGGAGACAGGCACCGCCGTCGGACTAAAGGTTGGCCGCAAGGTAGTCGCAGTTTCAGGTGGTTACGTTGAAACCGGAACAGCCGTTTCGCTGAAGTGTGGGCGGAAAGTAGCGGCGGCCTCGGGCGCATTTACTTTCACTGGCTCGGCGGTAGCGTTCCCGAGGACATACCGGGTAGCGGCGGCGGTTGGATCCTATGCCGAAACGGGCACGGCGGTCCTGCTGAAATGCGCAAAGCTACTTGTTACGGGCGCAGGGGCATTCTCGCTCGCGGGAACGGATGCGGGATTAAGGGCCGGGCGCAAGGTTGCGGCAGGTTCTGGAACGCACTCCTTCATGGGACAGGATGTTGCGCTGATCTACACGCCAGTCGGTGTGTACATCCTCACTGCTGGCGGGGGCGCATACCAGTTGACGGGGCAGGATGCGGCGTTCCGTGCGGCGAGGTTGATCGGGGCGATATCGGGATCATTCGTGGAAACCGGTGCCGGTGTAACACTGCGCAAGGATTCGCATCTCGGGGCCGGCGCCGGTTCCTATGCTCTTACGGGATCGGATGTGGCATTCATCCACGCGGCGACCGGTGATTCCCTTCTTCCGGCGGATCCGGGGGCCTTCATCCTGACGGGCTATCCGGCGTCGATGGTGAAATTCGGGATTCTACCCGGTCGCGGGTACAGGTCCACGGGGCCGCGCACTGGGCATATCTCGAATTAGGAGGACACGATGGGAGTCACCTACGCCGATAAACCGAAACAGCCGTGGGAGGAGATCCTTGACCACATAGAGTTCTCCGGGCGGTTGGCTGCCGGCGACACGATCAGCGCGAAAACCGTGACGGGATACAGCGGGGCCACGGGGGAGGTGGACGACACCATCGTTTCCAACGATGCGATCAGCGGTACGAAGATCCTTTTTGTCTACAAGGGCGGCACGGACGGGGGAATGTACAAGATCACGTTCAAGGTGACATCCACAGCCGGGGCGAAACTCGAGGAGGACTTCATCTTCACCGTCAAGGAATACTGAAGATACAAAGATAGCAACCCACGGAAGGCCCGCAATGCGCGGGCTTTTCTAATTTAAGGAGGAAAAGAAAATGGCCGCGTTCAACAAGTTCAACTGTTTCGTCGGCGACATCGGGCTGAAACTCCACAACCTCAATACGGACACGCTGAAGGTGTACCTGACCAACGCGACCCCCGTTGCGACCAACACGGTCTACAACACCCCTGCCGACCTGAGCACCGCGAACGGCTACACGGCAGGCGGGGCAGGGGTTTCGAACACCTATTCGCAGACTTCCGGCACGGGGACTCTCGCTGTCGGGTCGGACATTGTGTGGACGGCATCGGGTGGGAGTATCGGCCCTTTCCGATATGCGGTCCTCTACAACGATACTGCCACCGCGAAGAACCTTATCGGCTGGTGGGACTACGGGTCGTCGATCACGATACTGGCCGGAGAGACCTTCACGTTTGACATGACCACGAGCCTGTTCACGCTCGCCTAATTCGAATCCGGTTCACGACACAGCGGCCCTTCGGGGCCGTTTTTATTTGGAGGTGTGTATGAATCCCCAATACATCGTGATCCACCATTCATTGACGAAGGATGGATCGGTCATCGATTGGGATGCGATCCGGCGGTTCCACAAGGAAACAAACGGCTGGTCCGACATCGGGTACCACTACGGGATCGAGAGGGTAGGCGGCGGGCTATCTCTGCAGATCGGCCGTCCCGAGTCACAGCCCGGAGCCCACACGAAGGAGATGCACATGAACAGCAAGTCCATCGGGATCTGCGTGGTGGGGAACTTCGACCTCGCCCCGCCCGGGCTGGAGATCATGCGGTTCCTGGTGGACATCGTCAGGCGGAAGGTCGCGGAGTACGGCATCCCGGTCAACGCGGTTCTCGGGCATCGGGAGGTCGGGCTGATGGCTGGTTTCGACTGGAAGAAAGGGAAGTACAAGAGTTGCCCGGGCAAGCACTTCCAGATGGACCTGCTCCGGGAGATGGTCGGTTCACAAATCATAAATGCAGTTTGAAGATGTGCAAAAGGCGGCTTTGTTGGGCGGGATTCGATGCGTGGGCCCCGCCTTTCACGAAGGAGCAGGTCTGCGCGATCTGCAAAGAAAGATACGGGAGGTGTGACGATGGGAAGCATTCTGTCTCTGGTGGTTCCAGCGCTGATTCCGGCGCTGGCGGACGGACTGAGGGGAGTGTTCAGCAGGCTCACAGGCGGGGCAGGCGCAAAGCCGCAGAACGTGGAGGAGCAGATCAAGCTTATGACGGCAGAGAACGAGCGGCTGAAGGCCGTGGCCGAGCTGGATAAGCCGGCAGAGAACATCTCTCCGTGGGTAGCGGATCTGCGGGCGTCGTTCCGCTACATCGCCGGCGGCTTGATCATCTTGGCGGCGGTTTCCTCGCTTTACGTCCGCGTGGATCTTTACCTTCAGGATGCCGTCTGGAACCTCGCCGGGAGCGTGTTTGCATTCCTGTTCGGGGACCGGATGTATTTCAAGTTCGCGAAGCGGTAGGAGAGATGGCGATGGAGCAGTCGGTATCGGCGATGGTGACGGGGGCGATCATCGCGGGAGGAGTGGCTGGATTAGTGTCTGTAGGCGGGGCGATCGCCACGGTCTCCTTCTTGCGGCAGTCGTTCACGGAGTACAAAGCGGAAACAGCTTCTGCATTCCGCGAGCTATGGAAGAAGGAGGGGGAGCAAGATGTGCGGCTGAACACGGTCGAGCGGAAGCACGAGGGGCTCGAGAGGGAGCACAACATTCTTACCCGAGAGCACCGAGTGCAACATGGAATAGATGCGTCATGA